TTAACCCAATTAGCTTAAATACACTTATTTTTAAATTATACGGTTCCCTAGAATTAAAAGAAACAATAAGATTATTAAACAATTTTGGCGATACTTCACAAATTCAAGGCAATATAAAAATTTTAACAAATGTTTAACAATAATATTTATCTTGAAGTGGACGGTATTAGATACGAGGGCTTTACAGATATTGCAGTTAATTCAGCAATGGAAAATTTCTCCTCTGCTTTTTCATTTACAACCACTGTTAAAAAAACTAAATTTGGTAAAATTATCAATGACATTAAATTAGGGCAAGAAGCAAGAGTTTTGATAGATAATATATTAATAACAACTGGCTTTATTGAAGAAATAGATAAAGAAGCTTCGCCAAGTTCAAAATCTAAAACGGCATCAGGGCGGGATATTGGCGGAGATATTATTGACTCAGATATTATTCAAAAATCTTACAATCAAAGAAATTTTGAAAGGCTTATTAATCTCGTTTTAAAAGATAATGGGTTTTCAATAAAGGTTATTAATAAAGTTGGTATATTAAATTTAGAAACAAAAGAAACGATAAAGACGGAGCTAAACCAAAAAATTTTTGATTTTTTAGATCAGTATGCTAAAAAATTACAAGTATTGTTAAAAATCGATAAAAACGGCAATTTAAATATTATTCGCGAGGATGATGAGGTTGTTAAAAATATGTTAATTAATAATTACACAGCAAACACAAACATTTTAACATCAAGGTTAAAATTATCAACAATAGATAGATTTAATCTTGTTGAAATATACTCGCAAGGCAATAATAAAACTCATACTAAAACAGGTATTTCACAAAAAGGGAGGGCTGTTGATCCACAAATTAGATCAACTAGAAGAAAGATATTGACAATGGATACTGCAAGCGAAAGCAAATCATTAAAGGCTCTTGCCGAGTGGAATATACAAGTTAGAAAGGCAAAGGGTTCAAGATATACTTGCACAACACTTGGTTATTATTCTAGTAATAATACATTGTGGCAAGCTAATACTCTTGTTGATATAATTGATTATGATATGGAGGTGCAGGGAACTTTTTTGATTCAAGGTGTTACATTTAATCAAAACTTACAAGGATCATTTACTAATCTTGACATAGTAGAGCAAGGTTCTTTTAGTGTAGGCAAAATAAACAATTTTGGAAACAGTTTTGCTGATGATTTAATTATTTACTAAGCAATTAATCCGTGATTTTTTAAAGCTGTAATTATACTTGCAATTGCAACTCTTGCTTCTGCATCTACTATTGTTCCGCCAGCTGGGTTGTTAATTGTTGCTTGTTGACTACCGACAACTTTAATATTATTTACTTTATAAGATAAGGCATTGAAAGATTTGTCGCAGTCAGTATCGCCTACAATATTATTCTTGCTATTGCCTGCTTTAAAACCATTGTTAGAAACTCTGTTTTTTAATTCGCTATCACCATCTTCAAGAATTGATTGTGTCGCTACTTCGTAAGGTATGCCAAATAAATTTGTTTTGCTACTATTGCAACCAAGTAATAAAACAAGTGTTGTATCTGTGGGTTTAACTTTTGATTGTGAGCCGTAAGGATAAAGTAATAATACATCGTCATAGACTTCATTATACATTGAAACAACCGTAGCATAAGTGCCATCAGTTTTTGTAACATAACCTTTAATAATCATAGTTTTTTCTAGTGCTATTTTAATAAAATATTTTATCTTATAATTATAAACTTTTAAAAAAAAATGGCAATAGATTTTAAACTCACACAAAAAAAAGATTATTGGGATCTAGAAATTGAAAACGGCGATATTGCCAAAACCGCTAGTCTAGACACTGCCCTTTATATGTCGGTTTTTTGCGAAAAAAGAAGCAATAAAGTAAGTGAGCCAACATTAAGGAGTGGACACTTTACAAATGCTTTTAATCGTATTGCTGGCTATGAAATAGGTTCTTTGTTGTGGCTATATGTAACACAAGCCAAACAAACTCAATCTAATCTAACATCTATTGAAACATCAGTGAAAGACGGTCTAAAATGGATGATTGACGATAGTATAATTAGTAAAATAAATGTTAAAGCTACTAAACAAGATACAAAAGTTAATGTCGAAGTAGATTTAATAAATAAATTACAAGTCAACAGTAAATATTATAATCTTTTTTTAAATTTATAAATGGCAATTGAGTTCTCAACAATATCACAAATTCAAGAAAGACTTGCAAATGCCTTAATTCTTGCCGTAAATGCAGGACAGCTCGATACATCAAAGCAAATAGACCCTAATATTAGAAATTCTTTTGCTTTGGGATTAGTTAAATCAATGTCGGCTGGTTTTGATGAGAATAACGATAATATAAAAGAAGTTTTAAAGCAACTGTTTCCACAAACTGCAACCGATGAGTATTTAGAATTATGGGCTTCTTGGTTTGGCATTACTAGAAAAGATCCAGTGAAAGCCGAAGGTTATGCTATTTTTACTGGCACTGCTTCAACAACAATTCCTAATGCAACTGCAATTCAAAAAGCTGATGGCACACAATATGAAACCCAAGCCAGTGCAACAATATCAGCTCAAACAATAGGTATAACAACATTAACTAGAAGTGGAACTACTGCAACGGCAACAACCACCGCTAATCATAATTTAGCAACAGGAGTATCCGTTGTCATCGCTGGAGCTTCTCAAACCCAATACAATATTACCGCAACAATTAATGTTATTTCAAACACTCAATTTACCTACACAATAAGCGGAACACCTGCAAGCCCTGCCACTGGCACAATAACTGCAAGCTTTACTTCTGCATTTGTTGCAATAAAAGCTATTGATTATGGAGTAAATGGCAATTCTGCTGGTGGTTCTCAATTAACTTTAATCAGCCCAATAATTGATGTCAATGATAGTTGCTATTTAAGTTATGATGGCTTGACACTTGGTTTAGATGCCGAAACTGACGACCAATTAAGAAGTCGCTTAAATGAAAGATGTGCGAACTTTACCGCTCCATTTACAGCTTCTGGATTACCAGTTTTTATTAAAGAAAAAATTGCAGGAATAACTAGGGTTTGGGTTCAAACCGCAACACCATCCGCTGGTTATGTCACTATTTACTTTACCCGTGATAATGATACAAACATAATCCCAACAGGTTCACAAGTAAATGCTGTTAAAAATGCAATCATTGATGTTGATAATGGAATTAAACCCGCAAATACACCTGATAATTATGTTATGGTATCTGCACCAACTGCCGTGACAATTGCAATAACATTTGCAACATTAAGCCCCAACACTGTGGCAATAAAAACTGCCATTACAGCAACTCTTACCGATTATTTTAAAAGCCCCTCAATCAATGTTGGTGGTGATATTACATTAAACGAAATTAATGCTTTAATTTATGGTGTTATTGATGAAGATGGCAACTCGCCAACTTTTACATTATCGGCTCCAGCCAGCACAACAGTAGTTAGTGATTCACAATTAGCAATCCTAGGAACTATAACTTATCCGTAATGTTTAAAGAAAGAAATCAAACACAACAAGCGGATATTTTATCGCAATATTTAAGAGACGATAGACTGCACGAAGCTAAAAGCAGAGAGGATTCAACATTAAGAAAAATATTAATAGGCTTGGCTAGTGAATGGTTAAATTTTAGAAATAAAATAAATGAAGTTCCCAATGAGTATAATCTGCAAAAAACAACAGCATTAATTCAAGAGTGGGAAGGATTTGTTGGTATTCCTGATTCTTGCATTCCAGTATCTTCAACAATTGAACAAAGAAGGTTAAATGTTTTGCTAAAACTCGCTGGCATCAATGCTACAACTGAAAGCCAATTTAAAAAAATTGCCGAAATTCTTGGCTACAACATACAAGTTTCAAATGGAGTTTCAACCTCAACATTCCCACTAACTTTGCCTTTTTTGTTAATTACTGAAACTTCCGCACCATTTACAATTGTTATTACATTGCCAAGCTCTATACAGCCAAGTGGCTTTCCCTTAACATTTCCCTTTACTTTAACATCTCAACAACCAGCAATTTTAGATTGTTTGTTTAACAAGATTAAACCAGCAAATACTCAATTATTTTTTAGTTATTCTAATGCTTTATAATTTTAATTTTAAAAACTATGTCTGATTTTAATACATCAAAAATTGATGGAAACACAGTGGGGAGTGGCGAATGGAACCAACTTG